TTTATAAACAGCACAAGTAGTCATTTTTATCCTTTAAGCTACGGCAACGCATCGCCATTTAGAAGTTACTGTGTTCCATACGAAACCAACATCTAAGCGGTCTGTTGATACAGTTGTAGTTGGTAGTGCTGCTGTTGATGCTTCAAAAGATGCACCCCAAGTAATTGCTCTTGCAGCTGTTCCTACAATGTAAATCCATAGCTTTTGTCCATCTGTAGGAGTTCCCGATAGATTGGTGGTAAACGATGTAATGTCTACTGATTGTGCAGTAAGTCCATAAAAATCCACATCATCTGTGTTGATTGTTGGTGTTGCACTAGACGCTGCTGAACCAACTCTAGGGGTAATGCGTTTATTGATAAAGGTCTGCGTACCAGTAAGGGTAGCTACTGTGGAATCAATAGCAATAGTGCCTGATGATGTAATCGTGCCACCAGTTAAACCTGTGCCAGCAGTAATAGATGTTACTGTTCCAGCACCAGCAGGTGTAGCCCAAGTACCATCACCCCGCCAAAATGTAGAGGCTGATGCAGAAGTTCCGCTATTAAGGTTGGTTACTGGTAGATTACCAGTTACTTGAGTTGCTAGGCTTACATTAGAAAGCGTACCACCAAGGGTCAAGTTTCCTGAAGTGGTTACTGTGCCTGTAAGAGTAATGCCGTTTACTGTACCTGCACCGCCTACACTAGTTACTGTGCCTACACTAATAGAGCCGCCAAGACTTGTGCTTGTGCCGTTAATAGTAATGGCTGAATTAGTTAGCGATGCGTTGGCAATATTTGATAATGTATTGCTTGCGCCACTAATGGTCTTGTTTGTAAGGGCTTGACTATCGCTAGTTCCAACAATAGTTCCACTAGGGGCAGTTAAAGATGTCCCCCATGCAGTTCCAGTAGATACTGCAATACCAGCACCAGGATAAACCATTGAACCACCGCCACCAGTAGCAGACAATGTGCCACTAGTAAAGTCTAGACCAGTTCCTATGGTTACATTGCTAAATGCACCAGAGCCGTTTCCCGACAGAATAGATGTGCCTGATGTAGCTGGGGCATAATCTGTACCGCTTGTGGCTGCTGAAATAGCAGTCCCATTGCCTTTTAACAGTCCAGTAATGCTAGTGCTTAAAGTAATTGCTGGAGTTGTTGTAGCGTTTGCTACTGTGCCAGCAAAACCATTGGCAGAAGCGACAGAAACAGAAGTTACTGTGCCAGCGCCTTTTGCATTTAATTGTGTTTGGATTGCAGATGTAACGCCATTCAAATAACCTAGCTCTGTAGAGCTTACATCACCAATAGATGTAGTAGATGGAAGGGCTACTGTGCCAGTAAATGTAGGACTACTTAACTCTGCTTTATCTGTATTTAGATTAGTAAAGTTAGCATCTACTTCATTATGAGTTAATGGAGATCCTTTGCCAGCCCTAGTAACGATTGTACTCATGCTTAATCCTTAAGCTAATGTTACAGATAGTTGGCCTGATTCAATCTTAAAAATATCGTCAGTTTCAATAGTTTTTGCAGTATTTAAAGCAGTATGATATAAAAGGTTGCCAGTAGTCAAAGCATCAAAAATACCAATCCATCCAACAATACCCCAATCTGCTGTAGCCTGATCAAAAATAACATCCGCAGAGTTACTTGTTACTCCGTTGCTTGGAGAGCTAAAAGTAACTTCCTGTCTAGCATAAGAGCCACCACTAACTTCTGTTCCACTACCAGCATCAGTAGGATCTGATGTAAATAATCCAACATAAACATTTGCTGGCGATGTATAGCTAGTTGCTCTTAGAGTTGCATTGATTAGTGCGTTCTCTAGGTAATTTGACATTTCAGCCATGTTAATTCCTATCTAGATGTGATTTTCATTTGTAAGGGTATACCCGAATACTCTCCAGCTTGGTCGGCATCAGAAATATTCTTAATGGCTCTATCGTATAAAAGCGCCCATGTTTGTGATCTTGCATCATTAATCAAATAAGGCTCTGCTTCTAATAAAGATCCATATAAAAGAGCATCAGGGTAATTAGCAAGGAATACATTGGAGCTGTTAGTGCTTGAAAGTACAGTAGGCTTTGCATAGTAAAGGATCTCTAAAACATACGCAGAGTCAGGAATAGGGGCAAACTGAAACTCTGACGCTAAGATTGTGTAGAAAACAGGAAGGCCAGACTCATCTGCCCTAGCATCTCTTGTGAAGGCACTAGGGGACAGATAAGTAACAGGCATCCGAGGGTTTCCCTGTGTAAACAGATCACGAATCTCTAAAAAATCTGTAGGCAGAGATATTCTTGGATCTCCACCTGTCATTGTTGCAGTAGCAGATTTAAGCATTACTCGTGTGCGTAAATCTCTAGATAAACGAGTTTCAGCAAAGCGAATAAAGTCAGGAATTACTGTAGTTAGATCACTTCTACCTAAGTAATTTGCAACTGAAGTCTGTAAATCTGAATAACTCGTATAAGCCATAATTAGTCCTTAATATCATCCCACCCATAGGTGTATGAACCTACATGGCCTATCTCCATAGATAAGTCATGGTCTACCCATGTCTGTATTCCAGCATCTTTAGCCTTAATACAGAAGTAAATATCCTCTCCCAGCAATCCGCTTCCTGGAAGATTCTCAAAATAGAAATATGGCTTTGGGATGTCCTTTAGGCATGAAGCCTTAATCAACATTACACCGCAGCCAATAGCATCTACCTTGCTAATACCTTTTTCTTTATTAGAGTAAACCCCTATCCAATCTATACTTCCATCCTCATTAATCTGGATGTTTTTAGCTGTTGGCTTTGGAGGCATCATCCTCGTTGTTGCATTTACGCCTATTATATCTTTTTTATGCTGTAAAAGGCGATCAAAAGTATCTTTTGGAAAGCGCATATCAGCATCAATAAATAGGATGTAATCGCATCCTTCTTTAACTGCCCAATCCACCATTTTATTACGCTGGTCAAATATCAATGTGCCTTGTGCTGTATATACATTGACCTTGTGTTTTGTGTTTGTTGCTAGATGACCTACCATCATTGCTAAGTCAAATGCAGTATTTACTTCCATTAATCCCCTTGCTGGGATACAGATTCCGACTCTCATACATTTCCCCCACGAGTTCTAAATACCCTGTTATCGGGATTATTTAGCCATTTCGCTAAGGCTTTGGGATCAACTATCATGTAACCACGCATGATTCCCATCTTGTTAAGTTCTTCAATAATTAATGGGGGTAACTCTGCAATCTTGTTTCTTGGATCTAGAGGAGCATCTCCCCATCCAGTTTTTTCGCTTCTCTCGTTGTATTGCTTCTGTGTATGACTGCTAAACTCTGATAAATCTGTTTCTGAATGAATAATTAAACCGCCTTCGCCATCAGCATGAGCAGTTCTAATAATTCCATCTATTGAACCTAAATTACCTCGTTTACCGAGATCAGACATACATTCTCCTAGAAAAGGGGATCAGTTTCCCAATCCCCTTATTCTACATTACTAATCAGCTTAGATCAAAGATACCGCCATGAGCTGCTTCGTTCTTAACTTCCAAGGTCAATTCTGCCAAGATTTGTGTCTTGTCGCTATCGCCAGCTTTAGCCAGTTCGATAGTTTGGAATGGGCGCAAGTAAGCCAATGCTGCATACTCAGGATCGAGTACGAGAGCATCACGAGTACGCATAAAGCGATTTGGAACGATCTGCAATACACCAAAGTCGGACTGATAGAGATCAGCGCCAGCTAGGATAGTTGCTTGACCGCTTGTTGGAACTTGATAACGCTGTGCAGCAAGACCAGTAAAGCCAGAAACAACTTGCTTCTGTGATGGGCTTACAAACAAGGTTGAAGGTGTGCCACCAGAAGTGAACACTTTAGCAACTACATCTTTGAGGAATGATTCTTCAAAAGTGCGGGTTGTACCATCAACACGAGTAGATACACCAACAGTCGTTGGATCAACGCCAGCAGTAGTACCAGAACCTTTGTTTGTGTTGGTCTTGATGTAAGACAACAAAGAACCCATTGTGCGGGCTGTAGAGTTGCTTGAACCAGCGCCTTGACCTTGATTAGCTGTGATGATTGTTTCAATATCACGCTTGATCTCGGAAGAAGCCTTAGCCAACTGATAAGCCTTTTCAGACTTACGACCAGCTTTATCAACTGCCTCTAAAGTGCCAGAAACTTGCACAGTCTTACCAACGATCTGTGTGTAGTTACCGATACGAGTAGTAGCAGAAAGAGTAGCAGCAGTAGCATCAGCACCTTCAACTAAAGCGTTAGCAGTAGTAGAAGCAGCTAAAGCATCAGTTTGCCACTCATGGTAAACACCAGTAGCCTTGGTCTTGCCAATAGATGACATGATTGGGGTATCAACTGGAGAAATGTTGTAGATTACATCTGATAAATCTTCACGAGCGCCAACGGCATCGTAGCGATTATAAATAGCCATGATTTAATTCCTTTTATAAAAATCGTTCAAATAATCGAGCAGCATCGTTTTTACTTCCTGTTTGTTTCAAACGAGCAAACTCCTTTTTCTTTGCTTCTTGCTCAGAACTTGTCGGATTAGAAGTTCCAGGCTTGAGAGTCTTAGGGGCAGAGGCTACCTTTTTAGTGGCACTAGCCTTGCCAGCTACGAGCTTCTCATACTGCATAGCTTTATAGAGCGTTTGTACAGCACGACTGTCATAAACTTGTGAAAGTTCTTGGTCTGAAAATCCGATAGATTTCGCATAATTACGAATATCTCTACGAACTATCTCTGCCTTAGCATCATCCTTAAACTCAGGAATAATGGTTTTTAACTTTTCTTGTTCATGCTGGATATGGTTCTGCAATTGCTGACCATGTAGGGCTTGTTGTTCTTGTTGAACACGCTGACGCTCTGCTTGGATAGCATGCAACTGCTTCTCCCTTTCGCTACGCTCTGCTACGGCTATTGCATACGCAATCGGATCTGTTTCCTTGAGTTCTTGCAAGTTCTCAGGTGCAGCCTGTTGGTTAAGCAACTGCTCAATAACTTGGAGTCGTTGTGCGTAAGTATCTCTAGTCTTTGCTGCTTCATCAATCTTTACTCGCTCTGCTTCAACAGCTTTGCGTTGTTCCGCTAAAGATTGAGTCTTTTTCTGATAGTCAGCAGTTCTACTGTAACCATTCAAAAGTTCGTCTAGACTTACTTCTAATTCCTCGCCATTTGCTTTGACTCGGTACTTAGTAGGTTCTTCAGTAACTTCTTCCTCGTATTCAGTTTCTTCCGCACTTAAATCTGAATCTTGATCCTGTGGCTCATCGTAGCTAACTTCATCGCTACTAGAATCATCTGCACTAACCTCTGGGTCAGCTTGCGCTTCCTCGGTTTGTGGGTCAAGAATAGACATAAATGCGTTAGCTGCACCGCCTATCGTGTTATCTACACTCCCTTCTGGGTTGGTGTTTTCGCTCATCGTTTTTACCTTTTATGGTAGTTAAAAAACCTTAAATCGTTTCTTTTCAATTTCGCTCTGATCTGCGATTGATTGAATAGAATCGTGAAATTCTTGTATTGCTCTTAGTTTGACTAGGGCTTTTTCTCTGCCTTCTATGTCATCCTCATGTGAATTAAAAATCTTGCTCTTGTAAAACTCTACTTGAGCATCAAATAACTCAATAAAGAACTCATCTCTTAAATAGGTTTGCGCTCTTTCTGCTTTATTCATTACATCCCTTTAGCCATCAACTCGGCTGCTCTGTATTGGTTGTCAGCTTGAAACTCAGCAGTCTTTAACTCTAACTGGGCAGCAGCTTTCTCACGCTCTAATTGTATATCCGCAGCAGCTTTTTCTCTAGCCAACTGAATGTCAGCCTGAGCCTTCAATCTATCGCCCTCGATCTTTGCTTGCAACTTAGCTTGCTCACCTTGGATCTGTGCTTGAGTCTGAGCTACATATGCTTGAACTGCTGGATCTTGTGGCGCTTGCTGTGGTGGTGGAGGAGCAGATAACTGAGCATCCAACTCTGGAGTAATCTCTTTAAAGAACTCGTTAGAGTCTTTGTAACCAGCAGCTTCAATAAATCGACCAAGCGTATTACGATACTGGCCTACTGTTACTAATGGGTTAGAAATGCCTTGGGTCTGTAGGATCTGTTCTTGCTTTTGTAGAACCATAGCAGCCATAGCCATTTGCTGATCTTTGTTGCCAGTACCAAGTCCAACACTAATGCTTACATCGTAGTTGTTCTTCCACTCACGAGGATCAATAGATACATACTTGCCACGCAAACGAACTACACGAGCTTTATCCTGATATTTGCATAACAGATGGAAGATTCCTGTAAACAAGTCCTTAACACCAGTATCAGCAAATACACGAGCAATCATCTCCATACGGCCTGAGCCAGCCTGTTGCATAGCAGCTATAGCAGTAGCAGTCGTATTTTGTAGGATATTAGGATCTAAGCCTTGACTTGTTTGTGTAACGC